CGCCGACGCGCTTGGTGGTGTAGAAGCCGACGTTCGGCTTGTTGGTGTAGGGGTCGCGCAGCACGCGGGTGCCGATGCGATCCACGATGGTATAGGCGCGGCGGAAATCACCGAAGGCGATGGCGTTCGCGTCTGCCGCTACTTCCGGCATGTCCTCGTTCTCGGTGATGCCGTAGCCGAGAATCTGCGACGGCTGGCCCGCTTCCAGGCCCGGACGCCAGAGGTAGTTGCCCTCGGAGTCCTTCATCAGGCGGATCTTGAACACGGTGGTGCCCGGCATCATCCAGCTTGCACCGTTGCGGAAGCCGCGGCGCAGGGTGTAGACCATCTTGATCAGGTCGTCAGCGGTGAAGTCACCCGCTACGCCGGAGTGGACCTTCTGCAGGGTGCCGAAGGCGCGTGCGGCGTCGTTGTCGGTGCTCATGGCATAAGCCAGCAGACCCTTCGGCTTGTTCACGCCGTCGCCGGTCAGGAATGCCAGGCCTTCCTGCTCTGCGAACTCGCGGGCGACCTCTGCCGACAGCCAGCCTTCAGCGTCGAAGAACATATCGTCCAGGCTGGTCTGGGTGGCTTGCGGGTTGGCGTAGATCTCGCCCATGAAGGCGGAAATCTGCGCCAGGGTCGGCGTGCCAGTGGCCGGACGCGCAGCGGTCTCGCCTACCCAGCCGGAGCCAGCGCCGCCTAGGTTGACCAGGCGCTTGTAGTCCGGGGTCGAGACGGTGATCTGGTTGCAGACCGAGCGCATGGGCGACTCGTCGCGCAGCAGTTCGATGATGGAGCGGTCCAGTTCTTCCGGCACTGCGTAGCCGCCGTCAGCTTCGACAGTGGTCTGCAGGGCTTTCTGCTGAAGTTCGGCCAGGTTGTCGTCCTTGCCCTTGCGTACAAACTGCATGAATGCAGTCTTGTGCTCGGAAACGGACTTGGTGCCTGCAGCGCCTGGACGCTTGGCGTCGGCCAGTTCCTTTTCCAGCGCGGATTTCAGTTCGTCCAGCTCGGACAGCTTGCCGTTCAGGGTTTCGACCTGGCCAGCCAGCTTGCCCTTCTCGGACTCCAGCGCCTCGACGCGCTTGTCGTTGGTGCTTTTGAATTCGTCGAACTTCTTGCCGAGGGCTTCGGCAACTTCCTGTACGTCTTTGATTTCAACGGCCATGTGGCCTCCTTAAATGCGAGAAATTAGGGTTTTCAGGGATTCAAGCGCTTCATCTGCCGCCGCCTCTCGCGGGGTGATCGCGCTGTAGCCTTTGGCCATGAAGGCCTTGGCTTGGGAGCCGGAAAACCCAACCTCTCGAAGGGCCTTCTCGACCTTGCTTGGCGGGGGCGTTTCGCCACGTTCAAGCAGGGATTTCACGTCAGAAATTCGCGCTTCATCGTTCGCCGGGAAGGTGACCAGGGAGACTTCCCACAGATCGACCTCCTTCAGCATGAAGGCGTCTTTTGTCTTGTCGTATTCGTAGTCGTTGAGGATGTAACCAATGGAAAGCCCCGACAGACTGCCGGCCTTCATGTGCGCGTGGGCACGCTTGGCTAGCGGGTCGTCATCGATCAACAGGCGACCCTTCAGGTAGAGGCCCGTCTCATCCTCGCGCATCTCTGTGTAGATGCCGATCGGCTCGCTCATGTTGTGCTGCCATAGCAGCGCAGGCATGCGGCCCTTCTCTTTCCAACCGGCCAGCGATTTTTGAAAGGCTCCAGGCACGATAATGTCTGAGTAAGAATCCTTGACCCCGAACACGGAGCCATAGCCTTCAAACTCGCCGGTATCGCTGACCGTTTTAATGGTCAGCGGCATATCAAGGCGTTGCTTGGTCAGCATTTGCTGCCTCCGGGTCTGTCGTCATGTTCATTGGGGTCAGGTAAACGTCGCCGCCGTCTCGCGGGTTGAGGTCTTCCAGTTCGCGGCAGTCGTTGGGGCTGAGAATCCCCCACTGAATACCCTTGCCGTAGCTCTCATAGCGACCTTTTAGGTCGCCGCGCAGCAGTGCTCCGGCATTGAATTTGGCGTAATGGTTGGCCCGTTCCTTGTCGTTCAGCAGGCCGACGCGAATGCGGTTCTCGATGCGTGTCAGATACGGCACCAGGGCGTAATTCACGAAGGAGAGGCCGAGGTTTTCCACGTTGTTGAACGTGGCCTTCTCAAGGCTTGCGACCAAATGCGGCGGGACGCGGAAAATCGCGCAGATCTCGTCACGCTGCATCTTGCGGGTTTCGAGGAACTGACTGTCTTCGGCGTTGAGGCTGATCGGCTTCCAGTTCAGGCCCATTTCCAGAATCATCGGCTTGTAGGCGTTGGCAACGCCCATGTGCTCGCCGTGGAACTGTGTTTTCAGCCGGTTGAACGCTTCATCTGTCAGCGCTTGATCTGTCGTCAGCACGCCAGATGTGACGGCGCCGTTGGTGAACAGCCGGCTGCCGTGTTCTTCGGTGCTCAACCCAAGCGCGATAGCCTGGCGGGCGTAAGCGATGGGGTTCAATCCGTTGAGTCCATCCAGCGTAAACAGGCGCACATGCCAGATTTCGTCCTGGCTGAGGGTGCGCTGCTCGCCGTTTCGGAAAGTGACCTTGTAGGAAACCGTCCAGTCGTCATTCAGCTTTGGCGTTACCGACCCGGGATCTATCGGTAGTAGCTCGACAACCTGACCCAAGGCGTAGACCTTGTAGGCGAAGAAGTTGCCGCGCAGGCACAGGCACGCAATCAGCAGTTCCCAGAACTCCTGACTGGTCATGTAGCCGTTGGGCGCCACGCTCAGCAGGTAGTTGAGCCGGTGAGAGGATGCTGTCTCGATTGCTCGCCCATTCTGCTTGACCAGGCGGCAAGGCAGCATCCCGACCGACTCAGCCAGCACGCGGACGCAGCCGAAAACGGTCGTCATCTGCATGGCCCTACTGGTCGTGACAGTTTGCCCGGTGACCGTTTCGTAACCTGCACCAAGCGCGGCCGCCAGCTTTTCGCTGGTATCAATCAAGACCGGATCGCCCTTGACGCCGAACAGGCCGCGTAGCTTGTTAATCATGCCCATTAGAGCGTCCTGATTCCGTTTTTGGTGATGTGCTCGGATAGGCTCGGGGCGCTGTCAGCACCGGAAATGGCACGACTTAGCGCCATAATCAGCCCAACAACGCCGTCGATTTTGTTCTCCGGGCGTTCTTTGTTCGGATAGATGTTGTCCTTCACGTCGAGCTTGGCGACCACGTTCGAGGCCATCCAAGTGAGGATCGGGCAGTCGCCGTGAGCCAGCACCTTGCGGAGGGTCAGGGCTTCCAGCTCCTTCATTGGCTCGCTGATGTTCTGTACGGTCTGGCGCACCTCGACCATCACAAGCCCTTCGGCCTGCATTTCTTGCGCGATCTGCGTGGCTTGCCATGGGTCGTAGGCAACCTGCTGAACATCGAACCGGCCGGCGAACTCGCGCAGATCCTCCTTGATGACTTCGAAGTCAATTACCTCGCCGTCAGTCAGCGTCAGAAGGCCGAGCGCATCGAACTCCCGATACCGCGCCGTATTACTGTCCAGCTCCTCAATCACGCGCGCTTCCGGCAAGTAGTACCGGCCGTGCACATGCCAGAGCGGGTCGTCTGGCGTAGGCGGAAAAACCAGAATGTTGCCGGCGATATCGATCTTGCTGGCCAGGTCCAGGCCGATGAAGCATGGACGGCCTTCGAGTTCGGAAAGGCTCTTGCGAGCGGGCGCCTCTCTCCAGCGCAGCATGTTCAGCCAGGCATTCTTTGCGCCAACCCACTCGTTCAGATGCTTGGTGCGAAACGTGGCCTGCTTCGTTGCCGACTGCATGGCGTCACGCTGCCGGGCAAGCAAGAAATCCTCGCTGATGGAGATGCCGAAGTTTGGATTCGCCTTGCGTAGCGCCTCCTCAGAGGTCCAATCGTCGCCCTGATCGATGGTGTAGAGCGCCGGCCAAAGGTCCGGACGGTCGATGACACCCTCGAGCATGCGCTCAGAATCGCGTACCAACTGATGACAAGGCCCGCCGATGCTCGATCCTGCCGTGGTAATCACCAGCATGATCGGCTGCTCGCGGGCGCCCATGCCCGTTTCCATCGTGTCGAACAGGGTTGAATCTTGGTGTTCGTGGTATTCGTCGACCACGGAGCAGGATGGAGACGAGCCGTCGCCAGGCTTGCCAATGACAGGCTCGAATCGAGAGCCGTCCGACAGGCAGATCATGTTCGAGGCATTGACCTCGACGCCGTAGTGGTCGCGCAGCTCTGGCGTCCGCTCGATCATTTGCTTGGCAGGCCTGAAGACCTCCCATGCTTGTTTTTCAGTTGTCGCGCCGCTGTATACCTCGGCACCGAACTCGCCATCAGCGACGAACATATAGACGCCAAGGCCGCCGCCGATGATCGACTTGCCGTTCTTACGCGGCACGAAGACCAGCAGCGTGCGAAAGCGTCGGGTGCCGTCCTTCTTGCGCAGCCAGCCGAACGGGATGCACACCGAGAACAGCTGCCACGGCTCTAGCTTGATCAGTTCGCGCTTTCCGGCCCACTTGCCCTTGGTGTGGGGCAGCAGCTGCAGGAACTTGGCGACACGCTCAGCCTTGGCAGGGTCGAAGCAGTACGGGTAGTCGTCCTGCTTGGATAGCTCCAGCTCGTCCAGATGCTTCTTGCAGAGGAGCTGTATCCACTTGCAGGCAACGATCTTTTCGGAAACAACGGCGCGCGCGTAATCCTCCGCAGCTTTAACGCCGGGGTACTTGGTCTTTCCTGCCATTACAGGTTCGCGAAGGGGTTGCCCTTTGGCGCCTCTTTCTTGCCGCCGACCTTGGCGCGGTCAGCCGGGGTCATTCCGAACTTACCGAGCAGCGCTTCGAGGCGGACAAGCTTGGTGGACGGGAACTCGACTGGATCGTTTCGGAACTGAGCCAATAGATTCGCAGCCACTTCGAGCGCGATCCGATCTGAGTCGGTCAACACGTCAAGCGGCGCGTACTGCGCGATCTCGTTCCAGGCATGCAGGGCCGCGCCACCCAAATGAGCGGGTGCGGATGACAATGGGCCAGCGCTTTCCGCGTCCTGGCGAGTGCGCTGGGGGTTCTTTTTGAACGCACCCGTCAGCTCGAGGACATTGGTCGGCTTGCGTGGTCTGGCCATTTT